AAAAAGATAGAACAAACGGTTATTTTGGCTGCCTGTGAAGACGGGTTTGTACAAGAGTGGATACATGGGCCAGAGAGCATTGCAAAACACCAAGAGCTGTTTTATAAGCACACGAAAGACTTTTTTGAAAGGAATAGTATAAATAGTTAGACCGAAAGGCTAACTATGAAAAAACTATTACTATCTATACTCGGACTATTATTGTTAACAAGTGTAACAATTGCTGAAGAGTCAGAAATCAAAAAGTACAACTTCTATTGGGATGAAGTACCTGTAGTTTGTGGTGCACCTGAAGAAATTGATCGTTGGGCGAATGATAAAGGTTTTACACCTCTCTCATTAAGTTACGGCAAAGAAGGTGGTGATCCAGATGGTGTAGTAGTTTATATAGTAGTATATTATTTAAATAAAAGCAACGGCGAAACATTTGCAACCGTTACCACACCTACTGGTAAAGATGTATGCGTAATTTTTAGAACATTTAATTTACAATTAAATCCTGAAATTATGGAACAATACGCACCAGGACTTAATTTATAGAATTTAACGTAGAAGGTATGATAATACCTGTAGAAGACCCGAGTGCAATTCTCGGCTACTCCACCATCTAAACAATGAAATTTAGGGGGTAGAGTTAGGATCGATTCACAGATAAAACATACTGGAGTTAAATGGTTGACTACCTTATAGTCTTTATAAACGCAAATAATAACTTTGCAATGGCAGCTTAATCTGCTATAAGGGTTTGCCTGTACCTAGTAACAGAAACAGGCTTGACAAATACGTAGATTGTGATATAATATTATTATAAAGTGAGGTAAATTATGGCAGATAATTACAATAGAGATTCGCATGAGCAAGATATGACTTATGAGAATGAGCAATCAACGGTAACAATACCGTTAAAAGAATATGATAGACTAAAAGCAGAACAAACTTATATTACAGACCCAAGTTTAATTAGTATCATAGATAAAATAGAAGAACTAACAAGAGCATTAAGAAAACACATAGTCAGAAAACTATAATGTTAATGAATAGTAAAAAGTTTGCTCTTATTATAGAGGGCGTAGTAAAGGATAAAAGAATATCTTACCTGGATGCTGTATTGCATTATTGTGAAGATAACGACATAGACACAGCGTCTGTAGGTCCTTTAATCAACAAATCATTAAAAGAAAAAATAAAAGCAGAGGCAGAAAAACTGAACTTGGTTGAGCGATCAAGTACAGCAGTTTTACCTATATGAATAGTTATGAAGCATATACATTATATTTGGCTATTAAACTACACTTCACTTCCGATAGTTATGATTTTTACAGGCACAATGCCAAAGTTAATTCATCATTTAACACATTTTTAAAACGTAATGATAGATTTTTCTTTCATAAACTTACAACTAAATATACAAAGGAAGAAATGCTAGATTATTTTATATGTAACTTCTTCCATAATTCAAAAACATGGATAGGCAATTTAGTTAGAGCAGATGGAGAAACTACTTACAATAAGTGGCGAAAGTATAATCAATCTTTTACGTACAATTTTAGAGGGGATTGTGTATTACTTTCTAATGTCATTAATGATAATTCTATTTTGTTTGATGATGTGTTTCGTGTACATAATGGGCAACATCCACGATTGCTACGACTACTTCTATCTGAAAAAATATCAGTACAAACAATCATCATCTTGGATAAGATTTTATCTTTTATTAAGAGATGGGACAAAGACATTGCTGAAACAGTTATCTGGCCTGAAAAATCGTTTAAAATAAAGAAACTATCACCATTTATAAAGTTTAACCTTACTAAATGTAAGTTTATAATGAAAGAGGTATTTGTGTGAACGAATATGTACCGCCACCATGTATAAACATATGTACAATAGATGAAGAAAGTGGTTATTGTATGGGTTGCAGTAGAACAAAAGAAGAAATAGAGAAGTGGGATCATCCTGATACAACTAAAGAATGGAAAGAAAACAATTTGAAGGAGTTAGATGGAAGAGGGTAAGTTAACAGAGGAACAAGTAAGAGAAGAATATAGACAGCAACGTAAGGACAAAACATTTGCTTCATGTTGGCCTGCTAACAATGATAGTTTTTATGAGTGGTGCTCACAATACCTAGATTACAAACATATAACTAAAAAGAAAAAGAAATGACAATAGAACCAATAAGAGAAAAACTAGATGACAAGATTGCTAAACTAAACAGTAGCAGAGTTATTAAGAAGATTACACCTAGAGGTGATCTGTCTTGGTATGTAAAATGGGTATCAGTATTTCTTATATTATTTGCAACTGTAGCCAGAAGTGTTGGATCAATACCTCAAATAGATATGTGGTTTGGTCTGTTTGGAACTATAGGTTGGGCATACGTAGGATATCTATGGCATGATAGAGCATTATTAGTATTGAACTCTATACTTGTTACACTATTAGTTGTAGGTTTAGCGAATTATTATTATGGTTAAATATTTTGATGAAGAATGGCCTAAAGAAGAAGAATTATTAAAAATAGGATTAGAACAATCTAAAAGAAACAAGGCAGATAGATTTCCTACTGCTGATGAAAGATGGCCTAGACAAGGTATAGTTATGAAGAATAGAGTTTTTATTATTGGCAATGGTGAAAGTCGTAAAGATTTTGACTTGACAAAACTAAAAGAACATGGTAAGATATATGCCTGTAATGCTTACTATAGAGATAATCCTATACCAGACGTATTGATTGCTGTTGATAGCACAATGACACACGAAATATATCACAAGGGTATTGCTCATAAGATACCTTGCTATTTTAGAGAGTGGACTAAAGTGCCTAACTACATGTATGATACAATGGTACTAGGTATGTTACATACACAGGACAAAGACGAGGCAGATAGTTTGATAACAAATGATGGCCCAACAAATTACTATGTTATGAATGCTCATACAATCAAAGGTGAAGCAACGATAAGAAAAGAAGACGGCACGAAGTATAAGAAAAATATTGACAACACCCACATCTATGTATCTTGGATTACAGACGGCGATAAGACACAAGAATGGGAAGACCCAGGATATCATGCTGGTGCTACAGCAGGCCATGTTGCATGTAAGTATGATAAACCTACCGAAGTCTATATGATAGGTATGGACTTGGTATCAGATACAAAATTATATAACAACATCTACAAGGGTACTAAAAACTACTCATCAGCACATTATGAACCTAGTCCTACAGGCGTATGGGAAGCAGAGTGGTTACGAGTATTGAAAGACAACCCTAACGTGTCGTTTTATAAAGTCAATAAGTCAGATGACGATAAACCCACTAATAAAGAACTATTGGGAAATGAGAAGAATTTAACATATATCACACAGGCACAGCTGCTTGACAGATTGAGTCAAAAGTGATATAATTGCTAAATGAACTGTAAAAAATGTATAAATAATATTATATTTACAATTAAATATACATTAATACAAATACGTACAACAATATATACAAGGAGTAAAATACAATGTCAAGTGCATTAGAAGCCCTAAAGAAGTCAAAATCAAATTTTGACATACTAACAAAGAAGTTAGAAAACACAATAGAACAACCCGAAAAGAAAAACAAGTACCAAGACGACAGGTTATGGAAACCTGAACTAGATAAGTCTGGCAATGGTTACGCAGTATTAAGATTCTTACCTGCTATAGAAGGCGAAGATATGCCTTGGCAAAGAGTCTGGAATCATGCGTTTCAAGGACCAGGTGGTCAATGGTATATTGAAAACTCTTTAACTACACTAAACAAAAAGGATCCTGTTAGTGAAGAAAACACAAGGTTGTGGAATACAGGCATAGAAGCCGATAAAGAAATTGCTAGAAAGAGAAAAAGAAAGTTATCTTACTATTCTAATATCTTTGTAGTATCTGATCCTAAACATCCAGAGAATGAAGGCAAGGTGTTCTTGTTTAAATTCGGTAAGAAAATCTTTGATAAGATTACTGAAGCAATGAACCCAGCATTTGAAGATGAAAAGGCTGTTAACCCATTTGATTTTTGGGAAGGTGCAAACTTTAAACTAAAAATCAGAAAGGTAGATGGCTACTGGAATTATGATAAATCAGAATTTGAGCCAGTCAGTAAATTAAAAGATACTGATGATGAGATTAACAAGATTTGGCAATCTCAATACGCTCTCAAAGCCTTCATTGATCCAAGTAACTTTAAGTCTTATGACGAACTCAAAGAGAAACTGAATAAGACACTTACTGGACAAAGAAGTACCGAGTCAGTAGAGGATATTGACCTCCCACCTGTCAGTAACGACATACCAACGTCTTCTAACAACTCGGTAGAGAAAGTTGAATCGTCTAACGGAAGCGATGACCTTTCGTACTTTAGTAAACTAGCTGAAGACGATTCATAATCTATCTCTCTCACTTTCTCAAATAGGGGTGGCCTTCGGGCCACCCTACTAAATGTTCACGTTTTGTTCTTATTTTACACCAAAATAACGCTTGACAAAAGCATTGTTTTCTGATATACTGATAGAGTATAAAACAAAGGAGAACAATGAAATATAACAATAAAACAATGACAGTTGCCGAGTTTACTGAACTTAAAAAACAAGGCAAAATCAAACTTGATCCATCATTTCAAGTCGGTACAGACAAAGAAAGTAGATGGGACAAAAGACAACAATCAAAATTCATTAAATCAATTCTATTCGGTAGTGCTCCGTCACCTTTTATTTTAGTTGACATAGACGCTGCTTTAGACTATAACGAAGGCATTGGTATTGATGATGACTCTATTGAGTACTTTAAACAATTAAAAGATGAAGGTTACTTATACGTATCAGTTGACGGTAACAATAGATCAATCTCATTAAGAAACTTTGCAGATAACGAGATTATAGTACCTAGTGGTGACTATGAAACATTAAAAGGTATTGTATCAGTTAAACCTGGTAAGAATAAAAACAAAACTCTAAACAAGTTGCTTTTAGATAAATTAAACAATTCAGAATTATCATTTGCGATTTATACTGAAATACAAAAGATTAACTTACCTGTATTATTCAGAAACGTTAACGATGGTGTGCCATTGAATGGTCAACAGATCAGACAATCATATCCTAGTAAGATTGCTCAGTATGTAAGAGATAAAAGAAATACATTTGAAAAGTCTTTAAAGAACTTTGTAAAGAACAAAGAGTTTATAGTTTTAAAGGCAGACGAGTTTATTGCTAAGTGTATTGCTTACGCTGCTTACAACACTACAGACAAAAAGACTTTAGATAAAGTTTACATGTCCCCTACTGGTGAGGCAAACAAAATAGTAAGACCTGGTAAAACAGATAGTAAATTCAATAGAGTGCTGAATACAGTACTTGATACTATCAAGGTCGGTACTGCTAACTTAAAGAAATCAAGTAATTCTATATTTGACTATTTTTGTATTTCATACGATTATAAAATGCAGAATGTTAAAATAGAGAAACCAAATGACTTTTACAAGTTATGGTTAGAAACAACTGGTAAGATGTTTGCTGATGAAAAAACAACTTACGATTCACCTAAACAAGGTGATACAGAAAAGTACAACTTCAAAACTCTAACTAGAAAGATCGGTGATGAGTTTAGAGTGTACAGACAGAAATTAGTAAAAGATAAAATTGAAGACAATGCTTTTACTGATAAGATTTTAGTACAACAAGAAGATCCAGATGATTATTTTTCATATGATGATAAAGTAAAAATGTGGGAAAGACAAAAAGGTAAATGTACTAGAACTAAAAAAGAAATACCTTTTAACGAGATTGCTGACTTTACGAAGTGGCACGGTGACGCTGTAATACCTAAAGATAAAGGTGGTACACACACTTTAGATAATGGTGAATTGATTGACGCCACTTTCAATGTAAAGAAAAGTAATAAGTTAATCTAAAAAGTCTTTAAGTGGTCTTCGGTTAGTATCAGAAATTTCATGTTTCGTTTTATACACCAAGCATACGCCGTTGACCACTTTCTTCTATTTCTCTCATAAGTAATCAACGCATTTTTATAGGTACGAGTTTCACGTAAAGGTTTTTTAGGTTTACGTGTTTGTGCTTTAGGTTTAATCTCTACAACAAACTTTTTAAATGTGCCGTCTGATTGTCTAACTTTCATATAAAAATCAGGATAGTATCTATGTGGCCTATTGTCAACTGAACGATAATATATTGCTATTTCTTCACTACCCCATTCCATTACAGCCCTAGTTTTATCACAATAAATCATAAAACGTTTCTCCCAACTAGACCTATAAATAATGTTGCTTACATTGCCTTTGTATTTCTGTGGGTTGAGTGGTTTGTATTTACCTGAATAAGGGCGTTTATCTGGATTCTTCAACTTCTTCATAGAATCTATTTATTATCAACATAAATAGTAGTATGGCAAGTGTATTTGATACAATCAAACAAAGAGCAGGAGACGCTGAAAAATCTGCTACTTGGTATAGAACGCAAGTAAACAAGATAGCAAGCGGTACAACTGCTAGACAATTGTTTAGACAAAACAAACTAAATGGTCGTCCTAGTGTAGGTAGATTAAACTTATTTGGGTATAATCCTAAATTAAGAAAAACACTACCTTACTATGATGTGTTCCCATTAGTGTTGCCGTTAGAACCAATATCAGGTGGGTTTATGGGTATGAACTTTCACTATCTACCACCGTTATTGAGATTTAAACTATTAGAACGTATGCAGGCAACAGCGTCTGATAGAAGATTTGATAAGAATACAAGATTTGAAGTTGCCTATGATGATGTAAAGAATGTAAAAATAGTAAAACCAACAATAAAGAAATATTTGTACTCATATGTACAGACAGGTTTTTTAAGAATAAATGCTGACGAGGCTGCAACAGCAATTTATCTACCTGTACAAAGATTTAAAAAGGCGTCTGTAGGACAAGTTTATGCAGATAGTAGGAGATTTATTTAATGTCATTAATTAGTATAGGTAAAAGAATAGGTGACATGGATATACGATTAGGTATACCACCTAGTAAACCACAATTTAATACAAAAGAAGCAAATAAAAGATTTTCATACAACAATGTATCATCTAATTACAATTCTGTATTCAATGAATTTAGATCAGGTCTAACACAGGCAGGTGGGTTGGCTAGACCTACACAATTCTTGTGTACGATTGACGGACCACAAAGTAAAGCATTGCCACGTGATTATATCTATTCAGACCCTACAGGTGGTAAGAAAGCAGCAGCGAGATTACAGAAAAGTGGTAGACTAGCAGGTGCAATAAAAGACAATTTACAATTAAGAATGGATCTATTCTGTTCTAACGTATCATTACCAGGTAAAACAATTACAGATGATGTAAACGAAACATACTATGGTCCTAAGAGAGCGATAGCAAAGAACGTTAGTTTTGAAGAGGTCACATTAGAATTTTATACAAGTGTTAACTATGATGAAAGATTATATTTTGAGGCATGGCAAAACTCTATCGTAGATCCTATTACTCACAATGTAGGTTACTATGATGACTATGCTACACCATGTATGATTACGATTACACCATTACATAAATCATTTACAGCAGCCCTTGCTAACTTTGAGCCATCAGGTGACGCAGTAAAAGATAGAGAAAAAATACGTAAGAGTTTAGGTGACTCATCTGGTTTCACATCATATCAGGTACAGATGTACGAAGTATGGCCTAAAACTATTGCTTCTACACCATTGTCATATGACGCTCAAAATCAAATAGTAAAAACAAGTGTAACATTTACATACAGAAACTATGCTACATCAGCATGGAACTATTTAAGACAAGGTATGGATGTAGAGAATAGAAGACACAAAAAAAATAGATTAGAATATAGATCAAACACTACAGCACTACAAACTAACTTTTTAGATAACTTACCATTCGGTATAGGTAACGAGATAGGTAGAGCAGGTAGACAGGTCTATGAAAAGTTAAGAAGAAATTTGCCTATTGGGCGAGTAACGGGAGGGCGTGTGTTCCCGAAAGGTCTACCAGACCCTAAAATTATACGTGATATATTATATTAAAGGAGTAAATAATGCTTAATTTTATGAAGACGCCTGAGCATGACTTGATGTTGTCAAACGGTGCAAAGGTAAAGTACAGACCATTTTTAGTAAAAGAAGAAAAGATTTTATTGATGTCTGTAGAGAACAATGTAGAACAGGAGATGGTTGATACACTAATCAAAACTGTTCAAACTTGTGTATTGACAGATGGTATTGATGTTACAAAGTTACCAGTTTACGATTTTGAATGGTTATGGTTAAACATAAGATCAAAGTCAATAGGTGAAACTGTACAACTTAAACTAAAATGTCCAGATGATGAAACACAGATTGTAGATTATGATTTTAATATTGAAAGTGTAAAACCAGACTTTAGTAAAGAGGTGAAAACACATATACCTTTTACAAAAGAGTACGGTGTTATAATGAAAGTGCCTACTATAATTGAAGTGTCAGATAAGAAGACTATTATTGACCTTACAGTTAATTTGATGAGGGATTGTATTGCTCAGATTTACAATGGTGATGAGGTGTTTGAAACAAAAGACCTTGAACCTAAAGAACTTGAGCAGTTTGTTGACAACTTGACTATGCCACAATTCAAAAAACTAAAAGACTTTTTTGAAACGTTGCCTATCATAAGTCATACAATCAAATACAAGAACCCTAAATCAGGTGTAGAGCATGAGATGTTATTACAAGGGGCTTCTGATTTTTTTCAGTTACCCTCTTACATGAGAGCCTAGAGAGTTTTTATAGGACAAACTTTGCTTTAATGCAATACCATAAATACTCATTAGGTGACCTTGAAGGAATGTTACCATGGGAGAGGGAAATATATGTTGACTTATTGTTACAGCATATACGTGAAGAAAACGAGAAAATAAGAGAAAAACAAAGAGGGAGATAATATGAACTTTTTAAAAAATATGCTAACAACAGGTTGGCTAGGGTTTAAATATGGTGTTAAATCACTATGGCATTTTATTGAGGTAGAGATACCTGAATTGATGTCAAACTGGAGATTAGTACCAAGACTATTAATGCTTGCTTATGGTTGGGCATTTTTAGATGTAATCAATTGGTTTATGATGTTAGAGAATCCTAACAATGCACAGGCAGGGTTAGTGTCAGTAGTCGTTGGGGCTGGTGCAGGTTGGTTCGCAATATATGTAAATGGTAAACCATCAAAGGTTAAGAATAAAGAATAATGGCAACACCAGCAGAATCTAAAGTCTTTAAAAAGGCAAAAGCAGAGAACTTTAAGTCGATTCTAAAAAGACAAAAAGAAGATGAATCTGATCCTAAGTTTGCTATATCTGACTCGTTACAGGAGTACCAATCTCAATTAGAGAGGTCTGCTGGGTACACGAGTCAGGCAAAGCTGAATGACGCAGAAATACGACAAGAGATAGTCAACTTTGTAATAGATTATTCTGTTGTTGAACTTGACTCTTTGAAAGGTATGGATTTTGATGACGCAAAAACTCAACAACAAACTACAGAAAAAACAATCAAAGAGTATGAAGGCCTATTTAAGAAAGGTATCATTTCAGAGGAAGAACTTGCATATATCCAAGAAACTGTAGGTAAAACGAATGTTGAGTTAAAGAAAGTATTAGGGCTGTCAACTAAATTATCATTGTCATTTAGAGATTTTAAGAAAGAATTAAAACCACTTAAACTTGCTAAACGTATAGGTCTTACAAATGTACCTATCATAGGCAAAAGAATAGAAAGAGCAATTGAATCTGAGGAAAGAGCAGAGCAAAGAGGTATATCTGCTAAAAGACAATTACGTAGAAAAGAAACAAAAGGTTCTTTAAAACAAGGCGGTGGTAAATCAGCAGGTGCAAAAGGTGGTAGAGAAGAAATAGCAAAAGACGCAAGTGCTGGGTCGTTAGGTATGGATCTCATGCCTGATACTGCTGATAGTGGTCTTGCAGATAGTGAAGACGCAACTGAACAAGAGAGAGAGTCAGATAAACAATTTGATACATCATCAGGTTTATTAGAAAAGATTTACGAAGAACAAAAACTTACAAACGAATTATTAGGTGGTAAAAAAGAAGACGACAAAGGTTTCTTTGAAGGCATAGGTGGTGCATTATTACCTCTTGCTGCCTTGACAGGTTTAGGTGGCATAATTACATCTTCAATCACAGGATTAGGTAGTACACTTGCAAGCTCAATGAGAGGTATGTTAGGTCTACCACCAAAGGCACCTAAAGGACCTGTAGGCACAACACCAAAGGCAGTTGCTACTGGTTCAGGCACGAAAGCAGTAACAACTACAGGTACAGATAAAAAAGATTTAAAAAAGACTAAAGTAAAAACAGGTACAGTTGTTAAGAACAATTTAAAAAAAGGTGCCAAGGTAGCAGGTAAAGTAGCAGGTACTGCTGCTAGAATAGGTGGTCGTGTATTTTTACCTATTGCGGCCGTGATGGGTATATTTGACGCTGCCAAAGGCGTTGCACAAACAGGCGATTTACTTGACAAAGAAGAAGGTGAAGATATATCTTTTAGAGATAAAGCGTCAGCAGGTTTTGCTGGGTTCTTATCAGGTATGACATTTGGTCTTGTAGATAAGAAGAAAACTGCTAAGTATCTTGCAGGCGGCGATAAAGACGGACCTACTACAATGGAAGCACATGACGATTTAGGTCTTATAGAGAATACAGCACAAAAGAAAATAGACAAAGTAAACGAATTAAAGGCAGACAAAATAGACAAAATTACAATAGGTGAGGGTGCTGCTGGTAACACAATTATAAACAATGTTGATAACTCATCTAGCACAAATAAAACTGAATACGGTTCAACAAATATAGGTACAAAAAATTCAGATCCTACCGTAGGAGATTACTCTAACATAGGATAACATAGATAAATATTAATATGAAAGCATTTAAAGCACTAACAACACTAATCAACGGCCTGAAGAACAAAGGCAACGTTTTACAAGGTCGTAATATACCATCATTTAGAACGATAGCAAGTAAAGCAGGTGTTATTAATTACAACCCTGGTAATGCAGATTACTCATCAACAAGACACTCAATGAGCAATAACTTTTTTGTGTACCCTATAAACCATGAAGACCAAGAGCATTACATGTTGTTTGATATTATAGAACGTGTTGCTGAAGATGGCGGTGGTAGTAAAACAGTAGGTAATCAATACTTAACAAAAAGAGGAGATAACCTTAACAAAGTCGTGTACGGTGCAAATAGATTTTTTGGTGAAGGTACAAGTAATATAGCTTTCGGTATACCTACAGGTAAAGGTTCTGCTAGAAATATAAAAAATACAATTGCAATATACATGCCACAAACACTTAAATTTAATTTAGCAGCCGATTATGGTGCTGAAGAGGTTGGTATGATAACGGGTGCAATGGCAAAACTAAAAGACGCACTCAATTCAAAAGGTGGGTTCTTTGGTGCAGATTTAATGTCAGTTGCTGCTCAAGTAGGTAAAGGAGTATCAGGTGTAGGTTCATTTGCTACTGGTGGTCTATTAGCAGGTTCAGGTGCAGCCTTACAACGTAGAACAGGTATTGCCCCAGCAGCCATGCAAGAGATGATATTCAATGGCATAGATTATAGAAGTTTTAGTTTTACATTTAAATTTACACCACGTAGTAAAGAAGAATCAGATGTGGTTAATAAGATATTACATGCTATCAAAGACGCTATGTTGCCTGAAAGATATGGCGATGGTAGTAGTATTGCTGCCTACAAGGTACCACATGAATTTGTAATTAGATTTATGAAAGGTACAGCAATCAACCCATACATAGATCAAATAGGATTGTGTGCTTGTACAGGTGTTGATATAGACTACGGTTCAGATAAATTTAGTACACACCCTAGTGGTGATCCTGTGTCAATAGACGCAACGTTAAGTTTTAGAGAACTAGAACTAATGGAAAGAAAACGATACAACGCATTAAGATTATCAGCAAGCAATGCACCGTCAACTAGAGATACGAAAGGATTATAATGCCATCATATTTTGAGAACTTTCCTAAAATCTACTATGACGCAGTAGGCAAAGGTGATTTCAAGTTAGTCACAAACCTATTAAGACGTGTACAGATTAAAGAAGGATTAAGTGAAACGGCTGCTCTATTTGACCTATATGACATAGGTGGTGAAGACACACCAGAGTCAGTATCAGAGCAGTTTTATGGCGATCAACGATATTATTGGATAATATTATTATTCAACAAAGTCAAAGATAGATTTTACGATTGGCCTTTACCTCAAGCACAGTTTGAGCAATATGTAAATGACAAGTACAATGCACCTAATGGCATACATCATTACGAAGTTGCTCAGTCTTCTGGTTCTACATCTTCATTTGACGACTCACATATGATAGAGGTAAACAGCACCGTGTCAGGTGCTACGTCTGTTTCTAATTACGAGTATGAATTACGAGTACAAAATAAGAAGGCAAGGATCAAATTAATCAAACCAGAATTTTTAGAACTAATTACACAAGAATTTAAAACCTTGATAGGAGGATAAGATGGCCGATAAGGCAGCTCCCAAATATGATGACCTGAACAACAGATACCCTGGCGATTTCAGAGCAGGTGAGATAATACTTTACAGTTACGGTGGTTCGCAGTTAGAAATATCAGGTATGACAGCAGTGGTCAACGTCTACCAAGATTTAGATTCAGCATTTCTATCAGGCAACCTTATGTTCTTTGACAGCGTAGGTGCAGTTAATAAGTTGCCTATCATAGGTAACGAGTTTTTAGAGTTTAAATTTAGAACACCTATAGACGCAAAAGGCGATGAAGAAATGAACGCCACAAACCACAGATTTCAAGTATATGAAAAACGATCAGTAAGATCAACACAAAACACACAAGCAGTTGCCTTGTTCTTTACATCAATTGAGTCAATACGAAATGAGCGATTACGTGTATCAAAATCATTATCAGGTTCATATGGAGAGATGGTTGATAAGATTTTCAAAACAGATAAGACCTTACT